AAGGTGTACAGGATCACATCCATCAGCACCTCCGCCATCTCTCTGACCTTGACGTGTCTCAGCTCCTCCGCCGTCAGACCCGGGAAGATGTCAGCCATCAGAGCCTTCACGGACTCCAGGGACCCCGTGATCGCCTCGCCCGCGACCTTGATCAGCTCCGCGTTGCTGCCGGTCTTCACATGGTCCAGGTTGACCACGCTTGCGACGTCCTCGATGATGCCGAACTCCAGATCATAGGAGTCGGTTTCGTATGTCTTCAGAACGACCTTCTTGCCGTCCTCGTTTCTTCCGTAAATGTGCAGCTTCATCTCTTTTTTGCCCTTTCTTTAGAGTTTGCGGGTTAGCCGCCGGAGAGAAAGGAAGTGGGAAAAATGAAGTAAAAACCCATCAAAGACTCCGTGCCGGCAACGAGGAGGGAAGGAAGATTGTGAACCTCCTCGCTGTCCCCGCCGAATTATGCTCTTTTAACCTTTGCCGCCTCGATCAGGCGTTCTTCTTCGCCAGCGTGTCAGGCGTGGTGACCTCGTCGAAGAAGGTGCTGACGTTTGCCAGATCCTTGCCCAGATCGACGTTCAGGGCCTTGGCACCCTTGCCCGTCTTGGTGAATTTGTGCGTGGTGCTGATGCCAGTGAAGACGATCTCCTGGCCGTTCGCGTCGGTGCCATCGTTCTCCGTGGAGTTGGTCTGGTCAGGGATGCTAAATGTTCCTTTGTCGTTTGTTATCACACGGCTTTTTATCCGTGTTTCTGCATCATTACGATGCAGCCCAGCATATCTTTTCACCCTTGTCCTGTCGGGTGGCGCGGCCTCGTGGAGGGATTATATCTTTTCACCCTCTATGCGTTGCCCCTGACCGTGATCCTCACGGCCTTCGGTTCTGATTGCCCTTGCAAAGGGTTTTCCAGCTTAATTCCGCGCTCGTCCTCCCTGGCCTACTTGACAGGTTCGCCAGGGACGGCACACAGGCAGCTACGCATTTTTCACGCCGCCTGCAAATACCTCCAGACATAGACCTCGTCGCCGTTGGTCTTCTTGGTTTTGTAGCCGAGAGCAAAATACTTAAAATCTCTCGGGCCCTCGATCAGTGCGCCGGTCTCGCTGTCATAGTTCTGTCCAGTGATCTCCGCCAGGACGTCAAACGGGATCGCGGATGCCGTGATGGTCACGGTGTCGCTCGCCGTGTTGGAGACAATGACGGCGGGAATATTGTCATAGTAGTGCGCCTCGTTCGAGGAGTCCGTGGATCTGGAAATCTCAGCCACGCCCGCGACCGCGAAGACGTCGCCGGTCACATAGCCATGACCCTCGCCGGTCTCGTTGTCGTCCACGGTGACCTCTGCAGCCACCAGGCCCTCGACGCCTCTCCACTCCACGATCTCCTGGAGTGCTTTGCTCGGTAATGCCATAGGATGTTACCTCCTGTTAGTTTCTTTCGATGTAGGTCAGATCGATCCCCCGGCCTGTGTGGGTGATCTCGTCGCTCGGGGCGTCGTAGCCCTTCCCCTCTACAATCCACCCAGCCGCCCGGAAGGCCCGCCTGACTCTTGTCATCATGTCTGCCACCAGTTTGGGATCCTTCGCGTAGAAATAGACGGAGTAGTCATGCTCGAACTGTCTCGCGTCATTGTCGTAGAAGGCCCCGCCCGGTGTCTCATCATTCCAAAAAGTAAAGAATGCGTCAGGATAGGACTCGTTTTCTGCCAGGCTCCCCTGCAGTCGTGCCGGGTAGCCCAGCCCTTCGAGGATCCTGATCAGCTCGTCTCTCATCTTCTTCCCTCCTCATTCTTCTTCTGACTCGAGGATCTCGGCGATTCGTCTCTCGAGATGCTCTCGTCGCTCGTTCATGTACTTCTTCCCGAAGATCTGCCGCAGGGCCTTCGCAGGCGCTCTGCGAGGAGACCCGTCCCTCGGGTTCGTCCCGTTGATCAGATAGGCGCCAGCGTTTGGCGTGTCCTTCGGGAAACCTACCGGCACGGAGAGGACGCCGCCCACGCTCTCCAGCTCCGGGTTGCGATTCTTCTCCGCTGCCTTCTTGGTGTCCCCTTGGGAGTAGATGCCCTTCGCGGGAAGGTACTGCTTTTGTGTGGCCTTGATGACGTCCTCCTGGGCGTACGCGCCGACCTCCAGAAGAGCCTTCTCAGCCGCCTCCCTGACTCGCTCGTGGTAGTCCCTCGCCATTCTCGTGAGGAACTCCTCGGAGTCCGTCAGATCCAGATAGAGCAGGCCGTCGCTCTTCTTCCTCTTCGCCATCTCTCTCCTCTCAGGCTCCGCCCTTGACTCTCTCGACCTTCAGACGAAGATACTGGTGCCGGAACTCGATGTCCTCAGGCTCCCCGATGACCTCATAGACCCGATCCGTCCCCAGGATCGCGATCCGGCAGTCGGACTTGATGTCCGGTCTGAACCACGTCTCGATTGTCGCCGTGTCCATGATCGAGTAGAGCCCGTTGACCTCTCTCTCCGTGCCCCCGTAGGTCTTGAAACTTCCGTTGATGCGGATCCCCTCAGAGACCTCCGGGAAGGTCTTCGTCGGCACTCCGGCCCGCGTCTCATAGGACGGAACCAGGAGCGCCATCGGGACGGTCAGCGGAGCCGCCAGTTTGAAGCCTGCCATGGGTTAAGCCCTTCCGGTGATATTCTTCGCCCCTTCTGCATTGTAAACATAAAGGTCAGCAGACTCCTCATCGACGCCTTCGATGGTGCACCCGTAAGCCGGGATGAAGTAAACGATCGTGTTTTCTCCAAGGACACCGGAAAAGGTTTTCACGGGTTCGCTCGCAATAAAAGTGGCTCCCGCCGTGTCAGGAAGTGTAAAATTCCCATCTGCGTCGTCCGCATCCAGAGCCTGCGGGATTCCCACATCGGCTGTCAGGCGAAGAACGGTAAAGTATAAAGTCAGCAGGTCGGTCTTGGTGACCGGGACGATTCTGTCTTTGTTGATCATGTTAGTTTCCTCCTGTTTAGGATTTATATGCGAGCTGCGCCGCTCGCTGTTTGAAATACTCGGAGAGTTTGCCCTCTCCGGCTCCGTAGTTCCACAGGTCGAGGACGCCCCTGGCGACGATCCCGTCGGTGATGAGTGCGTCCTTCACCCCTGCGTCTTTCAAAAAGCCCACGGCCTCGTCGAACCAGATCTGGATGGTTCCGTCCTGGTAGTCGCCGGTGAGCCCGGTCGCGTTCTTCACTCCTTTAAGTGTCGCCATGGTGTTCTCCTCTCTGTTAGTTATCACCACTCAAGCGTGCAGTCTCCGGTGATGGTGAGCATCTGCTGTTCCGCGTTATACTCTGCAGCACCAGTGATCGTCGTTGGTTTAGCCGAGAGGCCGCTCACGATACATTTCCCGCGGAAAAGTGGAACTTCTGCGTTAGGGATCACGCTCCCATTCGTAAGGGTATGCACAGACACTAACATAGTGTTCGGCGCTCCCGTTTCCGGGTTTTCGTGAATGATTTGAGCAAGCGGCACGAGAATACTGTTAAACTGCGCGCTCCGCCCAGCGCTCATGGTCACTTTTGCAATCGTGATGTCGCCGCCGCCACCGCCTCCGCCTCCGCTCGCGTTCTCCGCGATGTTGGCGATGGCCTCCGCGTTCTCGGTTGCGTCAGCGGAGCCGCCGAGGGCCTCGCTGATCTGGTTGAGGGCCTCAAGGTTGCTCTCCGCTTCACCGGCCCCTCCGACTGCCTGGCTGATCGCGTTCAGCCCTTCTAAAATCGTAGCCATGTTCTAGCCCTCCTCTCGGTCAGGCTCAGGCCTTGACGATCTTATAGAAGCCGGTGGGGTTGAGCACCTTGCCGTCCACGATGGCCAGGGCCTTGTCCACCCACTCGTTGGTTTCTTCATCAAAATAACGGCGCATCGTAAAGCCGAAATTCTCATTGATCGCGTACTCATTCGGCTGCCAGAAGATGCCGATCACGTCGCCAGCCTGCGCTGCGTCGAAGTCGGGCAGGATGTCCGGCTCCACCAGGGAGATCTCGCGACCGAAGAAACGACCGTTCGGATTCTGTGCGTCTCCGTCGTTGACTTCGAGGCCGGTCGCCTGTCTAAAGATCGGGTTGTTATTGTTGTCGTGCATCGTCTCCAGATAGGACTCCACGGTGCTCAGCGGGAAGATAAACTCGCCCGCACGATAGCCGAGAGGCAGCTGGGAGAAGAAGCGCTTTCTCCACTGGGTCCAGTCTGCGATCTGTCCAGCGGTCATGGTGACGGTGTTGGTCACTCTCGGGTCGTTCAGGATGCCGGTCATGGTTCCGTCGCCGGAGCCTGCCACGATGCCCAGATCCATCGCCTGCAGATATGCTTCCGCGATGACCTCGGTGATCTTCTGCTCGAATGCTTCGAGGGTGACCACGGAAGCCAGGAAGGTCTGCGCGATGCGGATCTCTAAGGTGTTGTAGCCGAAGACTACGCGGCCCAGGTCGCCTGCCTTCTGGCGAGGGCTCACGGTGCTCTCATTGATCCACTTGAAGGTCGCCTGCAGTGCGCCGACCGGGATCTGCACGCCGCCCTGGACGTTCAGCTTGCGGACTTTTCTGTAAAGGTTGCCGTAGCGCTTGCGAACGGTGTTGATGACCTCACGCATGACGGTCAGCGGGATCGCTGCGCCGGTGTCAGTGGTGGAAGCCGCGACGCCTGCGCGGGCCTCGATGGGTGCGCCGGTCTGCACGAAGGCCATGAATGCCTGACGGTATTCCATCGTCTCCAGCGGGTTCTTGTTTCTCTGCTCTTCTTTGCCGTAGCTCTCTAAGGTTTTCATTTCTCTTTCCTCCGGGATCTTCTCATCCACTTTGACGGGCTCCGCTGCTCTGGCCTCTTCTTCGATCGCTGCGAGCTCTGCTCTGGTCTCGTCAATGTCAGCGTTGATGTCTTCAAGCTGAGCGTTGATGCGCTTCACTTCCTCAGCGTCCTGGGACTCTAAAGCGCGAGCCTCGAGCTCTGCGACCTTCGCCGCGAGGCGGGCCTGTCTCTGTTCTAAGATTTCTTTTCTGTTCATCTCTTTGTCCTTCCTGCCAGGATCTTCGTCTTGGCTTTCAGTAATTCCAGATCCCTCTCCAGGGATGTCCGCTTCTGCTGCCGCTCGCTCTCCAGCTGCTGCCGGGCACTCTCCAGCGCCTCCTTGCTCCGCGCTTGTATCTCAGTAGAATCGTAGGCGGGGAAAGTCACCGCCGAGATTTCTACAATCGATCCGATAGAATTGATTCGCCTGGTCGGGTGCTCCGAGTCCAGGTCTTCCCAGGTGTCTCCGTCCACGGAGAACATGAAGCTCATCTTGTCGATGTCTCTCCGCTCGATCATGGAGTAGTAGGCTTTCGCCAGAGGGTTCTCCATGTCGAGGTTCGCCCGGAAGTGCAGACCGTCCTCTTCCACCCAGATCCGCATTGTGCTCTCTGGGGTGTTGGATCTGCTCCGCGCATAGACCACGCTTGTGTCGTGATTCAGGCAGAGCCGGACGTCTCTCAGGTCCGTCTTGTCCAGGGCTCCGTGCTCGATGATCTCGTCAAAAAAGCCCAGATCCGTCAGCTGATCGTAGACGACCGGATGGCCTTCGATGATCCCCTGGCCGTCTTCTTCGCGCGTCTCGTAGCTCCAATCGTAGCCGCGCATGATTAAGTCTTTTTTGTCCATCTCTTAGACCTCCGTCTTTTCTTCGTCCACCACGTCCACGTTGACCTTGCCCACCTGGTAGGCGTCCGCATTGTTCGCGTCGATCCAGTTGAGACTCATGTATCTCTTGCCCTCCAGCTCCGGCAGCGGTCGCAGTCCCAGGGCTGCCCGCTTCTCGTTCTCGTAGAGGCCTCCGGTCGGGCTCAGGATGTTGATCATCTCCAAGGTCTGGGAGACCGTCATGAAGATGAGCTCCTTCGGATACATCCTGACCATGTTCCCGTAGGCCTTTTCCCTGCTCGTGAAGAGCTTCTTCGTGAAGGCCTGGCTCATCGCGATCACCAAGGGCTCCAGGGCCTTCTGGTAGAAAGCTTCATACTGCTCCTTCGTGAAGTCGCCCGTCAGGATCGCCAGCGGGATGCCCCAGTTCCTCAGAATCTTCTCGTCGATGAATTTGAGCGTTTCAGGATCCACCGCCGAGCTCTTGCGCTCCAGCGGGATGAAGTCCGCCTTCATGTCGATGGGAAGGAAGCCGTCCTCGTTGTTCTTGAGCTTCCTGGTCATCTCGTCCAGGGCCTTCTGCATGGCTCCGTTATCGAGCATCGTGTTGAATTTGACGATGCCATTCACGGTGTAGCTGGAGTTCATCGCCT